AAATGCTAACAATTTATTTAGTGATATATTAACCAAATACTTAAATGAACAATTAAAATTATTACCAGATAGTGATATAATAGTTTTAGAAATGAATAATTCAAATAATAAAATAGAAGGTATTGGAATTATTAAAAATAAATTAGTATATAACAAAAAATATAAAATTTATAGTGATAATAATTACAATAGATTTATATATAAATCAAATTTACATATAAGTAGAAATAATTTTACAGATTTTGAAATTAATGTAATTAAAAATTTAGAAAAAATATTATTTAAATCACATTATCATTGTAAACGAGGACAAGGAATACAAAGTATTTCAAAAATAATTAAAGAAAATAAAATATTTAATTTTACAGAATTTATTAATAATATTTATAAATCACGATTTACTAATAAATAATAAATAATTATTATAATTATGAATAATAATTTTAATAATTTTAATACAAATGTAGATGACTATTCAGACTCAGAACTTTTAAATTTATTAGAGTTAGATAGTTTAGATCATAATGCTATTATAAATAAAATAGATTATTTAAATAATAATTATTTTAAAAATAATAAATTATTAAGTGAATTTTTTTTTTCAATAAAAGATAGATTATTAAATACAAATAATTTAATATTAGATAATAGTGAAGATAACAATAGTGAAGATAATAATAGTGAAGATAATAATAGTGAATATAATAGTGAATATAATAATAGTGAATATAATAATGAAAATATAATTGAATCTATGACAAATATGAATAATTCAAATAACAATAGCAATAATAGTGACACTAGCGATAATAGTGGAAATAGTGAGACATATTATATTTATAATTATTTACATTTTAATACATTATTTAGAAATTCAAGTAATATTAATTTTAAAACAAATAGTAATTTTACTTTATCATCTTTAGTAAATAATATAAATGAAATAAAATTATCAGGTATAAATATAAAAAAACCTTATTTAATAAGTAATTCAAAATCAAATAACAAATTTAGAATTAAAGAATATAAAAATAATGATATATCACATCATATTATAAATATAAGCAATGGTTATTATGAAGATATAAGTGAATTAGAAGATTTTTTAAATAATAATTATTTTTATAAATCATCAACAAATACAGATAATAGTAATAATTTTTTAAAATCTTTAGTTTTTAAAATAGATAAAAATACTCAACAAAGTATTTTTGATTTATGTCAAAATTATATAGATAATAGTAATGTTAATAATTTTAATTATTTTAAATTAGATTTTAACACTGATTATACTCCATATTATTCTTTAGCAGAAATATTAGGTTTTGAAACTAATACAGATGATATATCAAGTAATAAATCAATAATTTCAAATTTTTCAATAAATAATAGTGGAAATGATATTATATTTTTTTGTTTTGATGAAAATCAATCAAATATTATAGAAACACATAAAGTATTTTTAAATAATAATTTATCATCATTTAAGGTTTTGGCAAAAATAAATACAAGTAGTGCAAATAAAAATAATAATTATATAATAAAAGAAGTTTATGCATTAAATGATAGAACAGATAATATAAGAAAATATAGTGGACTAATAAATTTACAAAATTTTAATATAAAAATAATAGATTATTTTGGTAATATTATTAACCAAGATAGTAATTTAAATTTTACATTTACACTAGAAGCAAAATTAGAATTAACGCGTTTAACAAACATTTAAAACATTTAAAAACATTTAAAAACATTAAAAAACATTTAAAATATTTTTAATATTTTAAATATTTTTATATATTAATGAGTAATACAAAAAAAAATAATTATAAAAATAAATCAGTATTACTATCATCAGATTGTACAAAAAATACAAAATTACCAAGAGAGTTTAATAAAATAATTAATAGTAAATTTAAACACTTAGATTTTATAAAAATTTCAGTTTTATTTACTGCAAAATTAGGTTTAAAAAATAAAAATAGAAGTTATGAAGATATAAAAAATAAAGCAATAGAATTATTTAGAAAACAAGAAAAAAAATTAAATATACAAAAAGATTATAAAGTTCAATTTGTAGATTGTTCTTATAAAAAAAATTTAAATTCATGTATTAATAGTATTAAAACAAGTAATGTAGTTTGGGTAATGGGTGGTGATACTTTTTATTTATGGTATCATTTAAAAAATAGTAAAATTAATAATTTAATTTGTAATAAAATTAAAAAAAAAGAAATTTTATATGTTGGCTGTTGTGCTGGAGCAATAGTTGCTGGAGAAAGTATTAATCCAACATATATTGCACGTTTTTATAAAAAATCTTATAAATATAATTTAAACAATATATACAAACCAGATTTTTGGAATAAATTAAAAAATAAGAAAACATTTAAACTTATAAAAAATAAAGATTTTTTACCACATTGTAGAACAAAAAAGAGCAGAGTTTTAAATATGTATAAACACAAAACAAAAATGTTTTGTTTACCAGAATATAAACCATTTATAAAATAATAATTTTAATTATAAATTAATTTATTTAAAAATTAACTTATAATTAATTACAAATTTTTATTTATTCACTTCTTACTTCAAGATTAACTTGATTAGCTGAGGAAACTAATTCTACATCAGAAGCTTTAATAGTTTTTTGAGGATTAAATACTTTAATTATAAACTTATCTTCAGCAACATCAGGTATAGCTTGACTATTTTTATCAAATTTTTGATTAAATAATGTAATTGATGCTCCTCCAATTGGTGGAGCCTCTTGTTGTAATCTTTCATATTCTTTTAAAGCCCAAGTAGTTAAAACATCCGCAGGATCACGATCTTCACGGCTCATTCCTAATTGTAATGTCATATATCTATAAAAGGATCCAAATTGTTTAGCTACACTTGAATGATCAGCAGCTTTTTCTTCAGCATTGTAAAATTTTTTAAATGATTGTAATAATGTTGAAATTAAACCAACACCACCAACACCAAATAATATTCCATCTTTAACATTTTGATCATCAACACTAGTTGCAATTAATGACATAGTTGAAGCAACACCAGTAACAATTATACCGCTAATGGCCAATTTATTTGCAAATCCTTTCCATTGACTTCCACTATGTGAATGCATAAAACGTAAACCTGCGGCCTTTTCCCCCCATTGCTTCATTAATAATTCCATATTATCAGACCATGATTCAGCATTAACTTTTTTACGAAGATCACCTAATCTAGCTGTAGCAAGAGCTTCAGCTTCACCTGCTCCTAAATTGTCAAGAGACATAATATTTATAATATTAACAAATATTTTTTACAAATATTTTGATTAATAAAATATTTGTAAAAAATATTTATTAATATTAATAAATATGGTGTGTGGAATAACTTGTATAATTGCTTTGGTTTTCTTAATTGCTAATTTATATACTATTTTTTCTTGTTCAAATAATAAAGAATTTAAAAAAAATTTCTTAAATATTTTAAACGAAGAACAAAAAATAACATATGAAAAAATTATAAATGAAAGAAAAAATATATATTATAGTGGTTACATTTTAGGAATATTATTATCATTAATTGGATATTTTAGTATTAAAAAATTTACAAAAATGAAATTTAATAAAATTAGTTTAATATGTTTTGTTGGAGCAATAACATTTGTTACAAATTATTTATTTTATATTTTATTTCCAAAATCAGATTATATGTTATTACATTTAAATGATAAAAAACAAATACAAGAATGGTTAAATATATATAGAACAATGCAAGTTAAATTTCACATAGGATTTGTATTAGGTATATTAGCTGTTATGATATTTTGTAGCAGTTTTAATTAAATAATATTTATTATGTATATATGTATTTTATAAATAATAAATATTATTTAAAACAACTCTTATGGCTTTTAAACGAAGAAAAAAAATTTTATGCTAATTATACTAATTATACTAATTATACTAATACACTAAGTATAAATGAAGATTATATTAATAATGTTTATAATTTAATAATGTTACTTGAAAAATAGAACAAACAAGTTTAAACTTTCATTAATGTAAAAATATCATTTCCACAATTATATTCATAATTAATAATAGTTAATCCTACTATTTTAAATAATTGCTTTATTTCTTCTAATTTAAAAATATAATAATAGCGTTCAAAAATCTTACCTTGATTATTATTCCATAATACTATATTATTACCAAAACTATTAAAACTTCTTCGAGTTTTTCGTGGCTGATTAATTGACCATATTGATAACAAGATTTTTCCATTTTTTTTAATTAATCGTTTCATTTCTAATAAAGCATCAATTCTTGATTTTTCACTTGCAAGATGATGTAAAACAGCAATACATATAATAGCATCAGCCGAATTATTTTGTAGTGGAATTTTAGTCATATTTGCATTAATAACACTTAAATTTTTTTTATGGCATATTTTTACAAAATTTTCACAATTATCAATACCAATAAAATGCAATTTTTTTTTTAACATATTACGTCCATTACCACAACCAATATCATATACACTAGAATAAGGTTGTAACTTATTTAAAAATTCATCTATCCACGGCCAAGTATATGCTCTTGTATTATCAAAATGATTTGCAATATTTTCATAAACATTTTTAACATATAGTTTTTCTATACTATTATTTTCAAATTTATTATCATTTAACTTCATTTTTTATATTTATTGTTTTTATAGTAAATAATAAATATAATAATATTTTTTTCAATTTTAATAATTATAAATTAAAATTGATTTACATTTAAAATTTTATTTTTTGAAATATAAATTATAATGGAATTAAATAATATTAGTGTCATTGAAGAATCTATTACATGTCCTATTACTCAAATGCCTATGAAAGATCCTGTTACAGGATCTGACGGACAAACATATGAAAAAGATGCAATTGTTCGTTGGTTAAATGAAAAAGGTACATCTCCACATGATAGATCAGTAATGACTATTGCTAGTCTAAAAACAAATCCAGCAATTAGATTTATTTGTGATAAATATCATGCTAATGAATTTGGATTAATTAATACTAGTCAAGTTAAACCAAAAGTTTCAGAATCTAATATTATTTTAGACCACAAAAATAGTAAAACAAGTGATAATAAATTTGTCATGCTCGATTTTAATATTAATTCTGATTCAATGCCAAAAGATTTAGAATTTGGACATTTATCTCAAGATGTTATTTTAGTAATTGATCGTTCAGGTTCAATGAATACAGGTGTTCAAGCAAAAGATGAAAATAATAATAATATTGAAAATGGAATGTCTATTCAAGATATTGTAAATCATGCAGCAAAAACAGTAACAAATACTTTAGATAAAAATTCACGATTAGCAGTTATTGCATTTGATAATGAAATTGTTGTAATTAGTGATTTAAAATTTATGAATAATATGAATAAAAATGATGTAGTTAATAAAATAGATTCAATTAAACCACGTTACCAAACAAATATTTGGGGTGGAATTGAACAAGCAATTTATATTTTAGATAGTCGAGATGATAAAACTCGTAATAGTGCAATTTTAATGTTTACAGATGGTTCACCTAATATTTCACCTGCACGTGGTGAAGTAGAAACACTAAAAAAACTTCGTATTAAAAAGAATTTTACTGCACCAATTTATACATTTGGATTTGGTTATAATTTACAAAAAACTCTTCTTTATGATATTGCAAAATTTGCAAATGGAGGAAATGGACATATTCCAGACGGAGGTATGATTGCAACAGTATTTTGTAATTTTATTGGTACAATTCTTTGTACTGTAGTTAATAATTTACAGATTCATTTTGACAATAAACAAATTAGTTTAATGGGTGATTTTGCTAGTTATTATAATAATGAAAATGAAGAACTAATTTATGATATTGGAACTGTTCAATTAGAGCAAGCACGAAATATTGTATTAAATATTCCAGAATCATTAAATAGTTTTAACTATTATTATACTTACAAAATTGGTGGAGCATCATATAAATCAAATATTTATAATATTAAATTAGATGATATGTACATGAATGATGAAAATATTAATATTCATGTTAATAGATATACTCTAGTAGAATCAATTAATACTATGATAAATTATAATAATATTAATGACAATAATGAAACAATGAAAGTTTTTGATAATATTAAAAATCAACTATTAACATCTAAATTTTCAGATGAACTAACTCAAGGAATGATTAAAAATCTTCAAGGAGATAGATCAAATGAAGGTCAAATCAAACTTGCAGTAAGCAGTATGCTTTATTTTAGAAAATGGGGTGAATTTTATTTAAACCAACTTGCAAGATCACTAAATCAACAAATTAAACCAAATTTTAAAGATGAAGCATGTGTATTTGGTGGAACAATATTTACAGAATGCGTAGATAAAGCAAGTGATATTTTCGACAATCTTCCTCCGCCAACACCATCTTTAATCAACCAACAACAATCAACATCAGTTTATAAAAACTTAGGACAACAAGGCCAACAACCTAGTAGACCAATTAATATGTCTGCTTATAATAATGCAGATGGTGGTTGTTTTGATTCATATTGTAATATTACAATGGCAGATGGTAGTGTAAAAATTCTAAAAGATATTAAAAAAGGTGATATTATTATGTCTGCAAAACAAGATAATGTTTTAACAACTGCAAAAGTGTTATGTGTTTTTGAAACAAAAATTACAATGGGAATTCGCGAATTTGTTGATTTTGAAAATGGTTTATATATTACACCTTGGCATCCAATTAAATATAATAATAAATGGGTATTTCCAGCAAAAATTAAGGATCCTATTGTAAAACAATGTAGTTCAATGATAACATTAGTTCTTGATAAAAATCATGTTGGTTTTATTAATGGTTTTCAATGTATTATGCTTGGACATGGATTAAAAGAAGGAGTTTTAAATCATCCATTTTATGGTACACATAAGGTTATTGATGTACTTAAAAATAATCCAGGATATGAAATGGGACATATTTTAGTAAATGATTATGAAATTGAATTTTATAAATTAAATAATATTACTTCAAATATTAATATTAATATTAATATTAATAAGAGTTTTAATTTAACAGAAGAAGTCTATTAAATAGTCTCACTTTTATTAAAAGCATTCATTCTAACAATAGGTGGCATAGATCTATAAACTTCTTCATCAATATTAACTTCAATATTATTTTCAAAATTATTAGTATCGTTAATTAATAATAAATTTTCTAAACTAGTTATTTTTTTTTGCATATTTATTATTTTTTCTTCTAAATCATTTATTTTTTTATTTAAATCCATAATAAATAATAATATTATTATAAATTATTTATTTTTAAGATTTTTAATATTATTATAAATTATTTAAAAACATTTTTTGATAATAAAATATTTATTAAATGACAGCAATTGGTATTGATTTAGGTACAACATATTCATGCGTAGGAGTTTGGAAAAATGGCCAATGTGAAATTATAGCAAATGATCAAGGAATGAGAACAACACCTTCTTATGTAGCATTTACAGATTCAGAACGTTTAATTGGTAATGCTGCAAAAAATCAATCTTCTCAAAATCCAGAAAATACAATTTTTGATGCAAAACGTTTAATTGGTAGATTATTTAATGATTCTGCTACACAAAGTGATATTAAAAATTTTCCATTTAAAGTAATTTCAAAAGATAATAAACCAATAATTCAAGCAAATTATAAAAATGAATTAAAAGACTTTCAACCAGAGGAAATATCATCTATGATTTTAACTAAAATGAAAACTATTGCAGAAGATTATTTAGGAGAAAAAGTAGAAAAAGCAGTTATTACAGTTCCAGCATATTTTAATGATTCACAGCGTCAATCTACAAAAGATGCTGGTGCAATTGCTGGATTAAATGTATTACGTATAATTAATGAGCCAACTGCTGCAGCAATTGCTTATGGTTTAGATCAAAATAAAGATTCCAAAGAAAAACATATATTAATTTATGATCTTGGCGGTGGTACTTTTGATGTTACATTATTAAGTATTGAAGATGGGGTATTTGAGGTAAAAGCAACAGCAGGAGATACACATTTAGGTGGTGAAGATTTTGATACTCGTTTAGTTCATCATTTTGCTCAGGATTTTAAAAGAAAACATAAAAAAGATTTAACTACTAATAAAAGATCAATGAGACGTTTAAAAACAAGTTGTGAAAATTTAAAAAAAACATTATCTTCTTCTACACAAGCTACATTAGAAATAGATAGTTTATTTGAAGGTATTGATTATGTAAGTAATATATCACGTGCTCGTTTTGAAGAATTATGTGGTGATTTATTTAGAAAAACATTTGAACCAGTAGAACAAGTTATTAAAGATTCCAAGATTAGCAAATCTCAAATTCATGAAATAGTATTAGTTGGTGGTTCAACACGTATTCCAAAAATTCAGACTCAATTAACAGACTTTTTTAATGGTAAAAGTTTAAATAAATCAATTAATCCAGATGAAGCAGTTGCATATGGTGCAGCAGTACAAGCAGCTCTTCTTTCTGGTGTAAAAGATTCTAAAATAGATGATTTACTTTTATTAGATGTTGCTCCACTTTCTCTTGGTGTTGAAACAAGTGGTGGAGTTATGACAAAAATTATAGAGCGTAATAGTACTATTCCTACAAAAAAATCACAAACATTTAGTACATATAGTGATAACCAACCAGCAGTAACTGTTCAAGTTTTTGAGGGCGAAAGACAATTTACAAAAGACAATAATAAATTAGGTGAATTTACACTACATGGTATTCCACCAATGCCTCGCGGTGTTCCACAAATTGAAATTAGTTATGATTTAGATGCAAATGGTATTTTAACAGTAACTGCTTCTGAAAAATCAACAGGTAAATCTGATAATATTCAAGTAACTAATGACAAAGGACGTTTATCAAAAGATGATATTGAAAAAATGGTTGCAGATGCTGAAAAGTTCAAAGAACATGATGAAAAAGCAAAAGAAACAATTGATGCAAAGAACAATTTTGAAAATAGTGTATATCAAATGAAGTCTACATTAGGTGATGAGAAAATGTCTTCATTAGTAGATGAAGAATTAAAAAGTTCGTTAACTAAAATTATTGAAGAAAATGTATCATGGTTAGAAAATAATCAAATGGCTTTAAAAGAAGAATATGATTCACGTTTAAAAGAATTCCAAGAAGCAATGAAACCATTACAAGAAAAAATGATGGCAGG